GGCAGAGGCGGGCAACATTATTTACGACAAGCGGAACAAGCTCCTGACGTGGTCGATGGCGAACGCTAAGACGGTAAGCAACAGCTTCGGTGAGATCAAGATCGAAAAGGATTCCGCGACGAAGCGTATCGACCCCGTCGATGCGGTCATTGATGCGCACAAGCTGACTCTGGCAAACCGAATAGAGACATCTGTTTATGAGAACCCGGAGCGAGGCCTAGTTATTTTGTAAGGAGGTGAGGAAAACGAAGATTCCGTTTATCAGTAAACTGCTTGAAAAGCGATCCGCAACAAGTTCGCTTTCAGGTTCACAGCAATGGTTCTTGGATTGGGCGATGGGAGGGAAACCTTCACTGTCTGGGGTAGAAGTAAACGAACAAACGGCCCTCAACTCGACGGCCGTTTTTGCTTGTGTTCGAATCCTATCGGAAACTGTGGCATCCCTTCCGGCCATTACTTACCGCAGAAATGGGGACGGCGGCAAAGAACGAGCGACAACGCATCCGCTGTACTCAATTTTGCACGACGAGCCGAACCCCAGAATGACGGCGCTGGTATTTTTTGAAACGCTCATGGCTCATCTCCTTACCTGGGGCAACGCCTATTGTGAGATTGAGTATGACGGCCGCGGGCGAGTCAAAGCCTTGTGGCCACTTTTACCTAGTCAAACGTGGCTACGAGAGGCAGATGACGGCGAGATATGGTATCACACCGAGATTCCTCGAACGAAGCAGCAGGTAGCACTACCGGCATGGCGTGTCCTGCACGTTCCAGGGTTAGGGTTTGATGGTCTCTCAGGGTACTCTGTCATCCGTATGAACCGCGAAGCCGTGGGCCTGACGATCGCAACGGAACGTTACGGCGCGGGCTTCTTCGGAAGTGGAGCGAAACCAGGGGGTGTACTTGAACATCCGGGCTCTCTTTCAGAGCCGGCGCAAGCCCGGCTTCGGGAGTCATGGAACAAGATGCATTCCGGACTTGAGAATGCACATCGCATAGCGATTCTTGAGGAAGGCATGAAATATAGCCAGATTGGACTCCCGCCCGAGGATAGCCAATTTCTACAGACAAGGCAGTTCCAGCTAACAGAGGTCGCTCGGATGTTTCGCGTTCCACCGCACCTTCTCGCAGACCTTTCGAAGGCGACATTCTCCAACATTGAACATCAGTCTATCGATTTTGTCGTCCATACGATTAGGCCGTGGCTTGTTCGGTGGGAGCAGGAGATACGCCGGAAACTCTTTTCTGAGACGGATAAAAAGAATTACTTTGTCGAGTTTCTTGTCGATGGGTTGCTCCGGGGGGATATCAAAAGCCGGTACGAGTCCTATCAGATCGGGCGGCAAAATGGGTGGCTTAATGCCGACGATATTCGCGGTCTTGAAAACCTTAACCCGATCGAGGGCGGAGCCGGAAAAATCTACATGGTTAATGCGGCTATGGTTCCTATTGAGCAAGCCGGGGAAGGAGGTGATAGCAACAATGGACAAGCGGGAAAAGGAACTCCGAGCGAACCTATTACCGGAGAGCCGGCCGGAGGTTAGGAAGGTCGACGGAGAGCCGACTAAAATCATCGGTTACGCGGTTCGGTGGGATCAGCTATCAAACCCAATCTGGGGGATGTTCAAGGAACAATTCCGAAAGGGTGCGTTTACGAATCACATGTCTGATGTCTACGCGTCATGGCAGCATGACGAACGCGAAGTACTCGGGCGCACACCGAATACGCTCAATTTGATTGAGGACGATATCGGTTTACGGTATGAGATCGACCCGCCAAGTTGGGCGGATAAGCACGCAGAGACGATCGAGCGCGGTGACGTGCGTGGGTCGTCTTTTATTTTCCGCTCTATCAAAGAGGAGTGGGATGAGACTAATCCGCAAATGCCGATTCGCACGATATCGGAGGCGGAGCTCATCGAGGTAAGTCCGGTCACAAGACCGGCATACCCGCAATCATCCGTAGGAATCCGAAGCGAGGACGATTTCCGCAAGGAATTTGCTGAGCGCTTCAAATCCGATAAAGCGTTTCTCGTAACTGAGCAACAACGTGAGCGCGAACTGCAATTGGCAAAAGCCAAATTTAACTAAAAAGGGAGTGTTTGATTTGTTGAAAGAACTACTCGAAAAACGCGCGAAAGCGTGGGACGAAGCGAAAGCTTTACACGATAAATCGACGCAAGAGAAGCGCGGATTTACATCCGACGAGCAAACACAATACGACAAGATCATGTCGGACGTCGATGGCATGACGGCAACGATCGATCGCGAAAACCGCATGCAAGAAGAGCGTGCACGGCAGGAGAAAGAATCCTTCGGCGGACAAAAGCCTCCAGCTGGTGAAGAGCACCGCACTGAAAAGCCGGTCCTGGAACGTGAAGAGTATCGCGCTGCATATGACAACTGGATCCGGTACGGTGTAGCTGGATTGCAATCCGAAGAACGTTCCATCTTGGACGCGGGTCGCGTTCAGTTGTCTGGTCAAGAACAGCGGGCTATGTCCTCAGTGACGGGAACAGCCGGCGGATATACCGTTCCCCAAGGTTTTTATCAATCGATCATCGACGCAATGAAGTTCTTCGGTGGAATTCGCGCTTCTCGCGCAACAATTCTCCGGACTTCGGCAGGTAATGATCTACCTATCCCTACTTCTGATGACACGGCTAATGTCGGTGCCATCGTCGGCGAGAATGCAGCAGTTGGTAACGCCACTGACGTCTTATTCGCCCAAAGAATCTTGAAGGCGTACAAATACACGTCTAAAACGTTTCTCATTCCGATTGAACTCTTGCAAGATTCTGCATTTAACATCGAGGCGTATATCCGCCAGAAGATCGCCGAGCGGATCGGACGTATCCTCAATACTCACTTCACAACCGGTACGGGCACAGGCCAGCCGCAAGGTATCGTTACCGGTGCCGCGCTTGGTAAAACAGGCGTCGTGGGTCAAACAGCAACGGTCACGTATGACGACCTTGTCGACCTAGAGCATTCCGTCGACATCGCGTATCGTCAGAACGCCGAGTTCATGTTTAACGACTTGACGCTCAAGGCACTTCGCAAGCTCAAGGATACCGAAGGGCGTCCTTTGTGGCAGCCGAGCTTAACGGCAGGCGTTCCGGATCTCTTGAACGGCAAGCGCTACATCGTCAACAATGACATGGCTGCAATGGCCGCAAGCGCAAAGTCGATCTTGTTCGGGGATATGGCTAACTACTTTATCCGCGACGTTCTTGATCTGACGATCTTCCGTATGTCTGAGAAGTACATCGAGAATGGTCAAGTCGGTTTCGTTGCGTTCAGCCGTCACGATGCACTCGTTGTCGATGCAGGCCAAGGCCCGATCAAGTATTACGCAAACAGCGCGACCTAATAAAGCGGGCGGGAAACCGCCCTCTTATTTCTTGGAGGTGAAGACGTGCCACTAGTAAAAATGCTAACAGCTATGGCCGGATCTGAGGAGAGCTATTCTCCTGGCGATCTTGTTCTTGTAAGTGATGAGGTTGCTGTCGCTTGGGTTGATGCCGAAATTGCTGAGCTCCATAAGGAGAAGCCCCGTAAGGTTAAGGAAAAACCTGACGAACCAGAGCCAGAGCCAGAGCCAGAGCCAGAGCCAGAGCCAGAGCCAGAGCCAGAGCCAGAGCCAGAGCCAGAGCCAGAGCCAGAGCCAGAGCCAGAGCCAGAGCCAGAGCCAGAGCCCGCAACGAAGCAAGCTAAGAAAGAAAAGTGAGGTGATCCGGCATGGCCGGCTTAAAGCTTAAAGATCCGCCGGCCATCGAGCCGGTTACGCTTGACGAAGTCAAGATCCAGCTTCGGATCGATGCTGATGACGAAGCTTACGACGATCAACTTAACGGCTTAATCATCGCGGCACGAGAATGGTGCGAAGGTTATCAAAACCGCGTTTACATCTCACAGACATTCGAGCTCGCGCTTGATGGTTGGCCGCATAAGTCTAGACTCGAGTTGCCGCGTCCTAATCTTCAAAACGTGACATCGATCATCTATACCGACCAAGAAGGCACGTCGACTACGTGGGACCCGAGCAATTACGAAGTCGATTACTATTCCTTCGTTGCTCAATTGGTTGCATCCGAGTCATGGCCGGCATCGAGTCTATCCCGTGTGAATGGAATCATTGTGACATATGTCGCGGGATACGGGGACGCGGCCGAAGCTGTTCCGCAGAAGATCAAGCAGGCGATTACGCTTCTCGTCATGCACTGGTTCGAGAACGGGATGTGCGATCCGCCTCCAGCTGTCCTATCCTTGCTCAGTCAAGATCGGGTGGTGCCTGTATGAGTTGCAAAGGGTGTACTGGCGATAAAGGGAAGTCGCTTACGGCACGGCTCAATAAGCGTGTTGTTATCCAGGCTCTATCAGACGACTCGGATGCTTCCGGACAATCCCTTGAAGCCTGGACGGATGTCGTTGCGGTATGGGCCGCTATTGAACCTCTGCGTGGGCAAGAATATTTCGCGGCTATGCGGGATAACGCGGACGTCACGACGCGGATCCGCATTCGCTTTCGCCCCGGGGTCGACCGGACGATGCGAGTCGTTTATGGCGATATCGTGTTCGAGATCCTGCACATCATCAATCCGGAGTACGCCAATGTCGAATTACAGCTCATGAGTAAGGAGCGACAATAACATGGCACCACGGATCGAAGGTATGCGGGAACTTCAACGCGCAATCGAACGACTCGGGCGCGTTCCTCAAACGGCGGCGACCCAGGGCGCATCGGCAGGGGCGAAGATCGTTCGCAAAGCCGCAAAGCAAAACGCGCCGGAAGATACCGGAGAGCTTAAGCGCGGAATCATCCTTAAGCGAGAGCGTAAGGTGAAGCCGGGTAAGGCTGTTTACGACGTCATGATGGACCCGGCTATGAACGACACGTTCGTTAAAATATCACTCGAAGGCGAGCGTTCGTACTATCCCGCGAGTCAGGAATATGGCTTCTTAACGGTCGATGGCGGGTATGTACCGGGATTCCGGTATCTCCGAAACTCCGTTGAAGAGAACGCGAGGCAAGTCGAGAAGAAGATAGTCGAAGTGGCTTTGAAGAAAGTCGACCAAGCATGGGCGAGAAGTAGGGGGCGATAAGATGGATTTTGAAGCGGCGTTTGTCATTGAACTTAAGTCCATCGCGGCGCTAAATAACCGCGTGTACCCCCTCGTTGCGCCTGAACAAAAGTTCGACCTAACTCAGCCG